ATTTTCATATACGATTTGCTGTTGGCGGTGGATCTGGTGGTGTAGGTGGAGCAGAATATGATAAAGCTGGAGGTGAGTCTGCTGGCGCAGGTGGTGCCTCTGGAGCATACATATCTGATAAAGTATTTACGGTTACAAGCGGTGAAACATTAAATATTAATGTTGGAAGTGCGGGAGCTGGCACAAGCGGTGGATATAATACAACGGCAGGTACTGGTGGTAATACTACAATAACTAGCTCCTCAAGCGGTATAAATATTACTTTGCAAGGCGGTATCGGTGGTAATGGTAATAGTGGTGGAGTTCAAGGACCTCTTCGTAATAACGTTGCCTCAACTGGTGGAACTGCTACAATTTCAGGCACAGTTTTATCATCTGGCACAAGTGTCGATGGTTTAGATATAACTACTTTTACTAGTGGACCTGTTGGAACATTCAATCAATCAGGTGACGGTAATGCAGGAACTAATCCAGGAAACTGTGGTGGTGATAATTGTCAAATAGCTGGTGGTACGGGTGGATCTTCTTATGGCACCGCAGTATCAGGTGGCACAGGCGCACCCGCTGGTGGTTCTGGCACGGCTGGAACAAGAGGATCTGGCGGTGGAGGCGGAGGTGCACAACCTCAATCTGCAGGACAGCCTGGCGGTGCTGGTGAGATAGAATATAGATTTTTGAGGATATAATGCCTTTAGCAAAATTAAACATAGCACCTGGTATAGATAAACAAGATACAGAGTATGGTGCAGAGGGACGTTGGGTTGATTCTGACAATGTACGATTTCATTATGGTTTACCACAAAAAGTAGGTGGTTGGCTTAAACTTATTTCTGACACACTTATTGGTGTTGTAAGAGGCACACATGTATGGACAGATCTTAACGGTGTAAGGTACACGGCTCTTGGAACAGATAGAAAATTTTATGTATACTCTGAGGGTACGGCGTATGATGTAACGCCACTAAGAAAAACTACTACAAGTGTAAGCAATCCTTTTACTACAAACGGTACAACAGTTGTTTCTGTAGCAGATACAGGACACAATGCAATACAAGGTGATTTTGTTACCTTTGATTCTTTTTCTGCAATTGATGGATTAGATATGAATGCAGAGTTTGAAATTACATCTATAACAGATGCAAACAATTACAAAGTTACACACACTAGTGCAGCTTCTGGATCAACATCTGGTGGCGGTGGCACTGGTAACATGAAATACCAAATAAATATTGGTACAGACCAGTCAGCGTATGGTTATGGTTGGGGCACAGACGCATGGAACGTTGACAGGTGGAACGAGCCTAGATCTACGTCAACAGTTACACTAGATGCAAGAAACTGGTCGTTTGATAATTTTGGTGAAGATTTAATTGCTACCGTGCATAAGGGACAAACATTTCTTTGGGACACTTCTAGTGGTACAGCAACAAGAGCTACGGTTATTTCAAACACTCCTTCAAGCTCAAGATTTAATTTAGTATCCATGCCTGACAGACATGTATTTTTGTTTGGCACGGAGACAACAATTGGAAGTTCAACATCACAAGATGATTTGTTTTTACGATTTGCTTCACAAGAAACAACAAATGACTTTGCTCCAACAGCTACAAACACTGCTGGCTCATTTAGAATACAAGATGGATCAAAGATTGTGGCAGCAGTAAGATCACGTAACGCTGTTCTTGTGTGGACAGATACATCACTAAACGCACTACAATTTGTAGGAGCACCTTTCACTTTCTCACTTGTACAAATTGGTGCAAACTGTGGAGCTGTTGGTGTGCATGCTGCTGTAGATGTTAACGGTATAGCGTATTGGATGTCACAAAATGCTTTCTATCTTTATGATGGTGCAGTAAAGAAAATACCATGTAGTGTACAAGATTTTGTATTTGAAGATTTTTCTATTACACAACAACCAGAAACATTTGCTGGTGTTAATTCAGAGTTTAACGAAGTAACTTGGTTCTATGCTTCTAACACATCTAACCAAATAGACAGGTCCGTTACATATAATTATTTAGAAAGAACCTGGTATACATCTTCTTTAGCAAGAACAACTTGGACAGATTACGGTGTATATCAAAGACCATATGCAACTAAATATGATCCCACTGCTACTGCAACAACACCAACAGTAAAGGGTTTGACCGCAGGCGCATCTACATTTTTTGAACATGAAGAAGGTGTAAATGATGATCAGTCTGCGATGACAGCATTTATTACGTCAGGTGATTTTGACATACAAGACGGACAACAAATTTTATCAGTAAGCAGAGGTATACCAGACTTTAAAAATCAAGTAGGCACAGCTAATTTAACTATGGGTTTTAAAACATACCCGTCAGAAACAGGATCTACAATAAGCAGAGATGTAACAACTACAACTAAATTTTTTGATTTACGTGGCAGAGGTAGACAAACTAATGTAAAAATAACAAGTGATACACTAGGTTCTGATTGGCGTTATGGTACGTTACGATTAGATATTAAACCAGATGGAGGCAGATAATGGCTAAAATTAATACAACAGTATTACCAACAGCAACAGAAGAGTATGAAGCTTTACAGTTTGATACGCTTATTCGTATTCTTGAGCAAATAACACAACAGTTAAACTTTGGTTTTCAAGAAGATTTAAAAGAAGAAGCAACAAGAAGGACTTTTTTCCTTGGCTGATAATTTTATAAGTAGATCTGCTACTGGAACAGGTAGCGCTGCAGCTGTTTATACGGTGCCTACAGCTAATTTAGCATCAGTGCCTCCTGTGCAGCCAACAACAGCTATAATAAGAGGTATACGTCTATCTAATCAAACTGGTGGCGCTGTTACGACTACAGTATCTGCTTTTGATAACAGTAATTCAGACCTTGAAATACCTTTGTTTAAAGAGAGCTTAGCAGATGGATCAGAAAAAGAGGTTTTATCTGATGGTGTGCCTTTTGTCTTAGAAGAAGCTGACGCTATAAAAATTTTAGGAACTGGTGTAACAATATTAATTAGTATAATGGAGATTAAATAATGTCAGAAATAGGTAAAAAAGTACAAGACGCTGAAGTTGTTGGACACGAAGTTGTCGATGGCAACAAAGTTCCAATACTAAAACCAGAGGTATGGGAAAAAATTTATTGTAGTAGTTGTGGCCATGAGGTTGACTCCGAAGAGGAAGCCTCTGGAAACTGCAGTAACTGCGGCAATCCTTGGGCTTCAACAAAAAAGAAGGATGTCACCATCCGTGTCGTCAAAATGCCTGACGTATTTGGATCTGGTGGAGAACTCTAACGGTTCTCACACTCACAGTCTTCACAACGATGTTTATCTGAATCGCTCAGATGTCTTTCTAAATCTCTTTCGGCTGCTAATAATCTTTCGTGGTATCTACTCACCTTATCAGCAAGGTTAGCTATAGCGCTTAAATATTCTTGTTCAGTCATATTATCTCCTGTTGATTGTTAATTTTGGTGAGAACCTAATGTAAGCATATTTTTAGTCTTCGCAACAGTATTTTTAAAATTGTTTTCTTGACAATCATATCGACGCCCACTGACTAGGATGTGGTATGCAATGTTCTGTGCTAATACCTTTTTTCATAGTCAACAAAATGTCTGCACTAATGCTTATTCTTGGCTGATCTTTTTTGTTAATCTCTGTGTAATGTAGTAAACAACTTGGGAAAATTACAAAATCTCCAGTTTCTACAGGTATTGTAAAACTAGCAAAATTAAAATTGTTCCACTCACGAATGTAATGATCGGTTGGAGGTATGTATAGACCAGTTTGAGCTGCCAACTCTTCTTCAAATTTTATATTACCCATGTCGTTGTTTCTTACATAATAAACACAACTGTAATGACTTGCTGTATGTTTATGACTAGATATGTATTGATCTTTTGCTGTATACGTTGCCCAAGCTTTTGTAAGGTGCACGTCAAACTTATCTAAGTTATAGCCGTAGCTATGTAGAAAAAAATTTATATTTCTATTTAATGCTGTAAATAATGGTGCATACAGTTTTTTCTTATGTAGATTATCAACCGCATCATTTAATTTGGTGTAATTAACATTACCTGTAACATCTGTTGTAGCTGCAACGCTACCAGGTTTCTCTTTAACAAATGATTCAATGTCTTTTATTAACGGTTTATTATATTCGTCGTAATTGTTAATAGTACATTTATATATTGATTTACCAAATAGATTGCCTATCGTCGTTTCTTTCTGCATAACTTACCTCTAAAAATTCTACTTTCGTTACCCAACCACGTGGTATCGCAATGCATCCACCACCATGATTGTCATCTTTGTCTGTACACCATGAGCGCATAATTACAATCTTTTCTTTATTTTTAACTACCATGTATCCTACTTCTTGACACACGGCTAACGGAGCATTAAGTATGTCTTTTATAGGCAACCAGCCTGTTTCTGTATCACGGGCATCTAACCACGTC